TGATCGCCGAGCAAGTAATAGAAATTGCACCACTGGCATTTATGCGTGGTCGCACTTTCAAAGGTGCTTACATTATTGCAGACGAAATGCAAAATGCTACACCTAGTCAAGTAAAAATGCTAATGACCCGTATTGGCGAAGGCAGCAAGATAGTAATAACGGGCGACGTTGAACAGGCCGATCGCAAGAGCCACAACAATGGTCTAATGGATCTAGTTGAAAGATTGCAGGAAGGAGGTGTAAAGGGTATAGCTGTATGCGAGTTAGATAATCGCGACATACAGCGGCACAAGATTATTGATCGTGTGCTTGACCTTTATGCTGACTGACCAGTTATTACTTCGTAAATGTTCTTCCAGTTCTTTACGATAGTAATATGTTCATGTTCGTAGTGCATGTTGTGGCCGTGTTCCAACAGTAGAGTTTTTAGACCTGCATTGTAACCGGCCTCAGCATTTTCAATTTTATCTTCAATCCACCAGTGTCCAGTGCCTTCGTATTCTTCTAAGGCTTCGTCTTTGTGTGCACCGGTGTCTAAACATACAATACGCTCAAACGCATCGCCAAACAGTTTGTGAATATTCATTTCACGTAGTTTCTGAGCATTAGGATCTAAACTTAATGATGTGATAGCGTGAAACTTGTATCCGTGTTCTTCGTGTAAGCGTTTGATGTAGTACATGGCATCACGTTGTGCAGGTAGGAATCCAATTGCAGCCGATTCATTAAAGACCTTGATCAGTTTTTTAACTTGCTCACGTGTTATGTTATAGCGTATGCTCATATCATAACTGAGTTTGCTATCGGGCACTTCTTCAAACCCGTGCTCCTGCATCCAGACGTTAAAGGCCCACTCCCAGTCGAGGCATACGCCATCACAGTCAGTTAGGATGAGTTTTTTTCTGTTCTTATATTTCGATTTCATAGTATTATTATACTACAAAATGTCATTGTTGTCAAGTTAGGTTAGTGTGTACTAACTTTGTGGAACTTCTGCTTTAATTTCAATAGGATGCCCGTTTTCAGTAAACAAGCGTTCCATAATATGTGTGTAGAATGGGTAATAATAACTAACAATACGATCCCAATCTTTAGGGATAGCAGTATCTTTAGTATGAGCTTTAAGAACTTTTTGTTCTTTAAAATCCAAAATCACATTGGCAGTTTGCCAATCACGTGTTTTAAGATTATTACTTACGGTCATACCTTCGTCAATCTTGCCGTCGGCTTTATAATAATAAGTTAGGATTAGATATCTCATATGATCTCTCTTTCGGTTATGTAATTAGAAACTTGATCGGCCAGCCATCGATGACTATTTGCACCAGGATGATGTCCTTCGGGTCCTATATCTGTAGCATTGTCTGTAAAAGCATCAAATAAATTTACCCATAAATCTTTATCAAGCTCGGAAAACTTAGATTGCAGTTGTTGGAAAAATTTAACAATTTCGGCATCGTCGCGCTGATCAAAGTCTAGTATAGATTTAGTATAATCACTAAGTGAAGCTGATAAATTATCAGTTAGCGGCTTGATAAGATCACTTTGCCAAGGAACTAATCCGTTTATAAAAACAACACGAGTATTATTGTTAGCCAACTTAACAAGTATCTTACAGTAATCGATTAAATCTAAAATATTTTGCCAATCGTGATTTAACAATAGTACAGTATCTTTAAACTTTTGTTTTTCACTTTTTGACAGATAAATGTCACGATACCGAAAATCTGGTTGGTGACTATCATTGGTATAGAACACACTATCGGGCCCAGGAAATAACCACAGACGATTTAATGCTGTCCATTGAGTGAATACAACATCGTACTTTTGACTTAGCAGTGCTTGAGCACTACGCATAAAAATAGTATAGTTGCTTGATCCTGCTTGTGCTATGTTTGTATGACCAAGATTAAATTGCCGAGCAACAAGTCTATCATAGATAAAATCTGATCGCTGTTCTACAGGAAAGCCCTCGCCTGCTGTAAGACTACAACCATTAAAACAGACGTTTAACCGAGTTGACATAATTCCGATAATGTAGCACTTAGATTTATTTCGTGATCGGCTACTAATGGCATGTTAGCAATACCATTGCGTATAATAATAATTGCTTGATCTTGTCTTTCAATATCTTTAGACCACAAATCTAAATTATCATACATCCAGCGGAATATATCCTCAGTTTCTTCTGGAGTACTTTGTTGACAGATTAGTGTTCGACCTTCGCGAATTTTACCTGCTTTGAATAATGCTACAGCATCTAGTTTCCAGTCGCCTATTGATTTGTCAGAAAGTCCTGGTGCAATTAATTTTCCAGTTGTGCTGTTTTGTTGCACAAGATTTAAACATTTTCTTAAATCTGGATAAGTTGCTTTAACATAGGTATCAAGTGTGTCAATATCAAACTCAATATTTTCAGTCACTAACACAGTTGCCACACGAGCAGTAAACTCTACATGATCAGTTTTAACAATATGCATTTGCTGAACACGACTATGGATAGGCGGAATAATCTTGTTAGGGTAATTGCAAGTTAAAATGAATCTAACAGTTTCGCTATAATCTTCCATTAAATTACGTAGCGCAGGTTGCACTGAGTTTGGATTCATATAATCAGCTTCGTCAATCAGCACTACTTTTAAATCACCATACGGCATAGTTTGACAAAAACTAATTAACTTGTCTACCCATTCAACTTTACGAGCTTCTTTAGATCCATTAGCAAACATAACATCATATTCATCAACACCTAGTTCGTTAATTAACATCTTAGCTAATGTAGTTTTACCTGTGCCCGGACTACCGGAAAATAATAAATGCGGAATTGTTTTATTCTTAATCCACGACATAACTTGATCACGTTGTGTATCATCAACAAACACATAATCTTGTGCTGTAGATGGTCTATATTTTTCTACCCAAAGTTCGTTCATTTGTTCCTTACTCTATTAGATGCAAATTTCATAGCTGGCCTACGCCGAGGTTCATTCTCAGGACGTCGTAATGCCTCTATTAACTTTTCTTGTTCTTGTATTTTACGCTTCTCGGCCTGCTCTTGTCTACGACGTTTGAGCATTGTGAGTGGGTTTTGCATTACACTAGTTCTTCGGCAATTCCTAGGCATTCTGCTAGGATTAAGAGTGCACCTGCAGCAAATAATTGCCCGGCACAAAGAAGGCCGCCTGCTAAGATTCTAAGTGCGCTTTTTACTAGACTTATGTTTCTGTGTAGTTTTGGATCTGGATGATTCATTTTTGCCTTTGAAAAATTTAAGTAGGTTAAAAAATCTTGTTTTATACGGGTTGGATAATATTTGATCTAGTAGACTAGGAGTATGTGGACACCGACCCTGTTTATAATCACAGTCAGGTGTAGGAACTTTACGACAAATACTACATTTAGGTTGTTTCTTTACTGGGGCCATGCTAGCGTTCTTGCTTGGCAACGTGTACTGCGGTACTCATGGTATCATCTTGTGGACGGTCTTCACGATCAGATACTAAAAGAATATCATTTGGGTCAATTTTACGAATAGTGCGTTTGTGTGCGAGCTCGCCGTCTTCGATATCAATGCCTCGAGTCCACCGACCATGTGCAACCATAATCCATTGTCCTACTCGTACTTCTTTCTGTTTAGGACCTACAGCATATACACGACCCCAACGTGGACGAATTCCTAGACTAGTACCGTTGTCGTTTGGTAATATTAATCCTGCTTGAGTAATACGAGTATCAAATTCCATATCTGATACTAGTACATCATTTTGTAATGCTCGAATCTTTTCGCGTGGGATTTGGTGTGGTGCAAATGCTGCTTTCGTCATCTTAGATCTTTCTTATTCCTTGTTCTCTAGCTTTTTCACGAAGTGTTTTTTCTTTTTCTTGCTTAATTAATCTACTACGAGCAATAGCAGCCGCCAAGCCGCCTTCACCTGTAGGACCAAAAGTATTCTCAGAAACCGGCTCTGGGGCTTCAACTGGTTGTGCCACTGCAACAACTTCAGCTTCTGGTGCCAAAGTATCCAACGGATCTTCGAAGTCTTCTAAATCGGCAGAATTTTTTTCAACAGGTGTTGATTGTTTGGCTGCTCTCGTACTAGTTTGAACTGTAGCAGAATCCGAAACATTTGTAGTTCGTTGATATTGACGTTGTACCTGATGGCTCTTCTTATCAATGACTTTATTTGTGCTATCTAATAGATCACCGCGAGCATTAACATTCATGTTGCCCACTGCTCTTACATTTTCGTTTTGTAAAATAAGGGATCCTAAGTCAATTGGTTTCCCCATAGCCGATTTATAAACTTTCTGCGTCATAATTATTTCCTTGAAATAGTCCTATATTTAACGAAGGAATTCCTCAGGCTCTAATTTATAGAACATCGAGTCAATTCTGTGTACTCCTAGTTTGTATAGTACATAACTAGCCACACTTGAACCACGGCCTACACCCCAAATAACCTTGTTTGTTGTCATAACATCTACCAAATACTTTAGATATCGTAGCAAGTTAAACAAGTCTTTTTCTTGATACAGTAATAGTTCATGTCCACAGCGTTGTAATTCTGCTTCGTTATTACATAAACCTAAAATGTATTCAGCGATATCTAACTGTCGGTATTCTTCGGGCATGTGCCAACGAGCTTGTGCGTTTTTATCAAACACGGTCATACTAATCGTAGGGTCACCGACATGTTTAATAAACTCGGGCATACGATCAACAAAATCAATCATGTGTTCAATATTAACCGAACTATCTACTAGCATACGTTTAATAGAACCAGGCTCGCGACCCTGCATTAGCAAGTCGCATATATCCTGCTCATCAAAGATCATTTCACCGTTAGTGTTTTGTTTCATCTTTTCCAAATTCTGCAAAAACTATGTTTCCAGTTTCTTTGGGTTCATCGTCGGGCCATCCTAAACCTAACTCCGCCCATAGAGAATAATTACCAGGGGCTAAACTAAACACATGGTCTCCGTCTTGATATTCTAATTCAAAGTGTGTTAAGTCTGGGCTGGTCCACCATTTTGGAATTACAATATCTTCTGTGTTTTCATTTTCACTGTGCAAATAACTCATATTATCACCTAAGTGACTTGAGAGTTCTGTTTCTAGTACACTAATACGATCTTCCATAATAGCATTAAGTTTATGAAACAGCATTACTCCTACTATTTGATCTACAGGTTCTTTAGGTAATGTTGTTATTTTAATACCAGCGGCAGTATAAAGTCTACAGGCTTCTTGATCTTCTGAGTTAATAAACACAGTTGAGTCGATTTCTTCATTAATGAAATATTTTAATCTTTCAAAGGCCGTGTTAGTAAGTTCAGCTTCGCGAACATTGGTCACCATATAAACAGTTAGTCGATAACCGTTCATGATTAATTGCCCGCTCCAATGCACGCCTGCGGTAAAGTGAAATGTGTATTGTAGTCTAACGTTCATTTAATATCAATAACCTCATCAAACGGAGTTTTCTCGGAACCGTTTAGACGTTCTTGATATTTGGTTTGGTAGCTTTCAAGCGCCATACGAATTTGATCGCATAGATAGCTATTGCCTGTACGATAAGCAATACCTAATTTTTTATTAAGCTCTGAAATTTTATCAGTAAGTTGCTGAGTAGTCAGCGAGTCTAAGTTTGGTATAAGAGGGTGTTCCATACCTTTATTTTATACTAAAATTAGACTGCTGTCAATAAATTTTGGTTAGGCTAATGTGACGCTGTTATTGCCGATACAGTACCAAGCACCTTGCACAAATTGTAAAGTGCAAGCATCTCCGGCAGCATTAAATGTAATAGTTCCAGCGCCAGTCCACCCTGGACTAGCTACAGTGACAACCATATTACCTGCAGATACATCAATAGCAATTAAGGTTTTAATTTGACCTTCTGCGCCATCAGCCAAAGTTGCTGTTTCGGCAGCGTCTGTTGTGAAGTAACTAACTGTGGTTGCTAAACTAATAGCAGCACTGGCGGCCAAATCTTCTTGACTATTATTAAATGGACGAAGTTTTGCGTTTACTTCACTAACAGTAATTGTAGTGCCACCGTTGCTTGTAGTAAAATTAAATACATACGTTCCAGTAGCAGCAAAAGTAATAGTATTTGTTGTATCGTCTAAACCTTGAATACCAGTATTGTTAACACTAACAGCAGCAGGAAAAGTTAATGTATGAGCAACACTAGCAACAGCAACTTGAACAGTGACTGAATCGTATGTTCCTGCTGCGGTAAAGTTAGTAAATGCTAAACTAATAGGACCACTAGTAGTCACAGTTTGGAATGGGCCAGCGGCATAGTTAATACCAACATCGCCACTTAATGTTCCTAACGAAACAACAGTTCCGCTAATATTTTGACCTTGGAAGTTGCTTAAAATACTTCCACCCATATCGTTGTTTAGCGTAGTACCTGTTAATGCACTTTTAAGAACTGCCTTGTTTTGTAAGTCAGTAATTTCGTTTGCCGCATATTGGAAGTTGGTCTTTGTATTAGTAAAATTATCGCGAAAACCTTGCGAATTATTATCTTGACCAGCGTATGGATAAGCGCCATCGATGTTATTTGGGTTAATTGAACTTGTCATAAGTTATCCTAAGTTATTCTAAAATGTTCCGTTTGGGAAATACAAGATATTTATCGTATATCTGTGTGTTGCTATACATATCTACAGGGGCAATAAACTGTATGCTGCCGCCATCAAACACTGTTGGAGGACCAGGATTTACGTCAAAAGTAGTAGCTTCTGGAGGTGTAGGAATCCACTCTTGTGCATTTCTGTTCCAATTCTTAGTTAATAAATTATCTAACTCATAACGATCAACATCAAAATCAACTAAGTTTAGGCGTTCGCCGAATATAGTTTTAATATTGTAAGCAATTTGCCCGCTTTCACCCGGCAATGTATATGCAATTACCCAAGCAGGTGTAAATCCAAGAACTTGTCCATTTACTTGCTTGCTGGTCATCCATAGTGGAAGAACATTTGAAATTTGTCCCACACTATCAATAATTTGTGTACGCATATCAACTAAACTGTTTGGATAAACAGTAGTTGTTCCGTCGGCTAATGGATAGGGTAATACAACTTCTTTACCTACACTTTCACCTTCGTTGTTAACTAAATTATCAACGACGCGACTATAAACTACTTCATAAATTACATTGCCGTTAGCATCAAGTGCTCGAGCTGTTTCGATACTGCCTAAAACTAAATTTTTCCAATAATGATTTAAATTCATTGCTTCGACATAAGAATCAATTGTAGAAGCAGTAAGTCCGTATGCATGCCAATATTTTACTCGGGTAGCCACACCAAAGTTTGGATCTTGAGGACGATACAACAACTCTGGAGGGAATATATCAACACTCTGTAATAAGTTATCTAATAAATTGCGATCGTTTGGTGGCGGCATTGCTTGTATATACAAATTATCAAACGGTTCATTGTAAACACGAACTACACGAATTGAGAATGTTTTAAAAACATTAACTACACCATTAACACTATAAGCATTAACAGTGAAAGTATGCACCATATCAAATGTAGTTTCTGTTGTTAACGATGCAGTAGCACTGGTATTAGGATTGTAAACATTTCGACTTTGAACGTCAAATGTAGTTGTTCCGCCATCTAGTGCAAAGGTGTCAAAACTAACACGGCCAGCGATATCGCCTTCGGGCAGTAATTGTAATCCTTGAGGTAAACTACTTGCAGTCCCTGAAGCCAACTGATACTGAATTGGAATGCCGCTGGCATTTACAGCCTTAACATACAGTGTGCTGATTGCACCATTATCAATACTGCCTAAGTTGCTGTCAGTTAACCAAGTGACTTGAGTACTGAGATTACCGGTAATATTCATTGAATAATAATAGTAGTCACTGATTATAGCAGGATCGTTTGTTTTGTAAACACGAATAGCAAAATTATAAGTCAATTCAGTTATACCCAAGTCAGGAATAAATCCATATAACCATCCTGTGGTTGGGTCTAACTCTAATCCTGGAGGCAATGTAAAGCCGCCTTGGTCAAAACTTTCACCCGGGTAGTCATAACTACCTGGAGTAAAACTTACAGTGGCCAAGTCAAAACCAATTGTTCCACCTAAACTAATAGTATAACTAATTTGGTCTCCGTCGAGATCTAACCCATCAAATTTAAATGCAAAGAAATTATCATTACGTATGGTACCAATAGATCCTTGTGGGGTTAATAATATAGGTGTACGAGTTGGCGAAGCATCGGCTGTAATAAAAGTATTATCGGCTGTAAACTGAGTGTCGTCGGCAGTTAACGCATTGCGACTATAAACTAAAATACTAAAAGTTCTTAAATTACTAGACTTACCATCTGTAATTTCTAATACAAAAGAATAGTTTACTGTAGAACTCTTAGTTGAATAATCAAATCCATATTGATCATATCCAATTCCGTCTCGACTAAATCCACTTGGAACTCCAGCATCTGTGTTAGGAGAAATAAATCCTGATATTAAACCAGTAGGGGAAATTGTTAGTCCAGGAGGTAATTGTCCACCTGCTAATTTTACTATAACATTATCTGCTGGATCAACATCGGTATATTGAATTTGCAAATCTGAAACTTGTGTTCCATCAAAATACTGTCCAATCTGTCCAGCCGGCGTTATAAATTCAGGATCGTTTTGTCCTGCTACAGTAAGAGTAAATGTTCTATCAGCTAAACGATTAATTACTGTGACACCATTAACTACTTTTGTAGTGTATGCACGAATAGCAAATTTACTAGTGACATCCTCACTAACTAGAGTCGGAACTCCATCTATAATAACTACCGGTTGCGGTACGCCAGAGATTATTCCAGTAGCCGAAACTACTTCAATACCAGCTGGCAATTGACCAGCAATAAGTTTGTAATAGACAGTATCTATATTATCAGGATCTTGTGCTAACAAAGGCACAGAGTAAAACACACCTTCCGGTATGGTTCCTAAATTACCAGCAGGAGTTATCCAAACAGGTTGTGCCATTTATTATATTACCAAGGGGTGCCGTCAAATGCAATGCGCTTCCAAATTTCTGTAGTAGCGTCATAGTCACCTACGCAAACATAAAAATATGTTGTATCAAATGCATACATGCCGGCAGCATCGCCTACTGTTCCGCTTGGAGTTGTAGGTGGATTTACCTGCACGCGACTAAACAATTCGCTAAAATTAGTATTACATTTTTGATATGCTGTACGTATTGGATCACCCAATCCATCGTTTGGTGCTGTGCCTACGTTGATTACTAGTTGTGCCATAGATTTGAGTCCTCTGCGTATATTTAGCAGAGTTCTATGGACTAAGGATTTGGGTTAGTAAGGGCTAAATGAGCTACCGCAACCGCAGGTAGTTTGTGCGTTTGGATTGTTGATACTAAAACTACTACCCATAACATCATCTTTGTAGTCAATTTCGGCACCCTGTAAATAACCGCCCGACATTGAATCTACTAGAACTTGTATTCCGTTAATATCTAAAGTCCAGTCGTCTTCTGCTTGAGTATCATCAAGTGTAAACCCATATTGAAAACCCGAGCATCCGCCACCTTGGACAAACACACGTAATTTTAAACTAGGGTTATTTTCTTCTGCGATAATATCGCGTATTTTTGCTACTGCTGATTCAGTTATCGTAATCATAATCTTTCAGAACAAACGTCCCAATTAATAATCTTCCAAATGTTATCTAGATATTTTTCTTTATCGCTTTGGTAATCTAGAGCCCAAGCGTGTTCCCACCAGTCAACGAGTACACAGATATCTGTTCTAACCTGATGGTTTGGGATAGTTTTAATCGCGCCCGATGTGCTAAGATATACCCAGCCCGATCCCTGGACAGCCATGGCCACCTTTTTAAATTCTGCTTTAAAGTCTTCATAGGTTTTAAAGTTGCTTTCAATAAGCTCTAGCACAGCACCCTTAGGGCGATTAGCACCTTTTGGAGCACGCAATTGTGGGAAAAATTTATTATGTAAAAACGATCCAGCACGGTTAAAATTAGCATTACCTTCACCTGCATTATAGCGTTTAGCATAGCCCTTAGCAAGATGCTCATAGTGATAATCGATAGTTGCCTTTGACATCACTGGTTCTAATGCATTTTCAGCAAAAGGTAAAGGAGTAGTTTCCAGTTTAGCTGGACGAGTGCTTTGTTCTACTAATTTAATGTCTTGTCGTATGGATCTCATAGTAATATTTATCGGTTTAATGCTTGCCTATAGGTTTCTATCCACAACTCACAAGCTGCTAAATGTGCATCTTCTAGTGGATGCAACCATGGATCTGTAATTTGAAATCCGTGTTTACGACTCCAATCAAGGAAGTTTTGCCCTTCAAAATTTTGTAAAGATTCTTTAGTAAGATTTTGTAAAGTTTTAATGTAATCTGGCGCATGCCATTTAGTGTCCCACATTTCGTAATCCATATATGTTTGAACACTAGGAACATTAAGACTTTTTAAAAACTGTTGAGAATTGTAGATCGTTTGTAATGTCCTAAATCGATCCCATAAAATACTACGACCTGTATATTTATTATAAAATTCTAAAACTTTTTCTGCTTCATCAAGCCCAACCAATGGCGCCAACTTAGAAGGAACGCAACTTAATCCTATTGTGGTCCATTGTTCAATTTCAGAAATATAAAAATCCCAACGAGCTCCCCAAGTCCAATTAATTACTGCTAATACATTATCGCTTGGATTGTTTGAAAAGTAGGTTAGTATTTGCTTGGTAATGTTTTCGTTGCCGCATCCAGGAACCGATAGCGTTTCATATTCAACGCCCAATTGAGTAGCAGCCTGTCCTACCCAACTTTTATTACCGTTGATATTATCGTTAAGTTCACTGCCGAATATAAAACTATCGCCAAAACTAACTATTTTTGTTTTCATTTAAAAAGTTATCTGCGACGTACAATTCGTCCACGAGTTAAATCATATGGGCTAACTTCTAGTTCTACAGTATCACCTGCTAGAACTTTAATATTGTTTTGACGCATACGGCCCGATAATGTTGCGAGCATGGGTTTTTCAAAATTCTCAATTTCAACCCGGTATTGTGTGTTACGCAAAACTTCTGCAATAACACCTTCCATCTTAATAAAATCATCTTTACTCAATTAGTTGCATGTCTCCATTATGTGCTATGTTTATTTAGTTGTTCTCAGCTACAGCTTTACACAACTTAATAAACTCTTTTTCACTTGTTTCGCTTTTAAATGAGTTGATGCCAAATAATACTAACTGACAATTACCTTTTACATAGCCCTTTTTGCTGTTTATTCTGTCTAGACTGGCACGAGAAGATTTACTACCGATCGCAAGACTCATTGGCAATTTAGTATATTTGCACAGTCCATGTTGTTTGGTCCATAGTTTTTTAATATACTGAAGGTCAATATCAAACTCTCTATTATGTGTTTTAGCCCTGCCCTTGGCTTGATTAATCATTCGTCTAAGTGATAAATCAATATCATTAACACTTCTCTTTTTAACTCGTTCATTATATGCCTTGGCTAGTTCCTTAACACGGTCTGGATTTTCTTTCTTCCACCGACGATTGTTTTCAGCATGTGTTAGTTTATTAGCCTGATACCATGCTTTTGCTACTTCGGGATTATTTTTTCTGTATTCTCGATTATAAGCATTTTTAGCTTCTCTTTGTGCATCGGTTAAAACTCTACCCATGTTATCTCCTCATACTTGAAATGTCTTTGGCTTCGTCGTCAGTGAACACCGGAACAGCGTTTGACTTATGCATAGTGCCAATACCTTTGATCTTGGTGCCGGTATATTCGGTATCATGCACTTTGACGCAAGGAACCCAACCAGTATCTTGCGATGCAATACTAGGAGTTTCGCGACCTGGCGGAGTCTTAGGCAGGTAATCACTCATAGTCTTGCGTGGAGCATTGTATGGTCCAGTGCTAAAACGTGGCGCCATCTTTTCAAACTGTATAAGTTTGCGATCCCACTCAGCTTGTCGTTGTTGTGCTAATTTCTTAGCCTCACTACTAGCCCATTGACGCTTACCACGCTTCTTACCTGTAGTAGATAACCACGGTCCTTCAAGATGCATTGTCATCGTTGCAAATTCCCCCATGCTAACCATTTATCAACTTCTTCACGCTCGATATTTTCAGCAATCATTATTCGCTGAGGAAATATACTAGTTTCATCCCAAACAAGACGGAACACAGACCACTTACCGGTCTGTATATCTTGCATGGCATTGACTTCATTATCTAATATCATTTGAACAGTATCATTGCCATTAAGCTGGCCTGGATCATAAAGCCTACGCTGATAGTAATAATATTAAGCATATCTCGTAATACTATAGCACGAGCAAACAATAAAATCAAGCTGGCCCATAAAAACATAACCATATCCAAACTTGGAACCTTATCTGACAGTCCAGTCATTAGGGCAAGTAGTGTAGGAATAGTTGCACAATTGATTACAACGACAGCCAACCATCCTAGTGTATCTGCTGAGATTTTGGGCAGATAAGTGTTTAAGAATTGGTTAATAGATTCACGGTTAATGTTGATGTTGTTTTTAATATCGATATTCATTAGATGCTTTCCTTATAAAAGATATGGCGGCCAATTTTGGTAATCTGTGGCTTACCCCATCTTGGGTTGACATAATCAGCGTGATAGTACATAGCGTCTTTCATACTGGGCAAACGGAAGCCTTCTAACAACACCTTCTTGGCTACTTCTTCTGCTTCTCGGTAGTGAGCCGATGCAATAGGTTTCAGTGCAGACTTGCCATCGCAAGTCCAACTAAACTGACAGATAATCTTTTGATATACTACATTTTTAGAATAAACCACATCGCAAACATCACGTCCAAACTTACCATCTGCAACACGATTCATGGTGACTTGTGCCACAGCAACCTTGCCTTCAAATGGCTCAAAGCCGGCTTCGTGATAAATGTTTTTAGTTAGACAAGCAAGTTGCCGGGTTCGATCTTCTGCACTAATAAAACCTTGACGTGCAGCTTCGTTAGTTGCGCGAAGATAGTCTAAACGATTTGTAGTCACATGATACAACGAAAATACTACTGCTAAAAATCCTACTACCCGTAATGCTGTATTAGTTTGTGAGACCTTCAAATTTACCTCCTAATTTACTAGCAATAAAACTATTATAGCAAATTAGGAGTTTTTGGTCAACTGTTATTCGTAGAAGAAATGGTGCCCTGTGCGAGCTATAAATTGCTTGGTTTTAGCCCATAACGGGCGTACACCAGTGTTGTGAAAAAACAACGCTGAACCGTATTTGGCACGTTCTTGTTCAAACTCGCCTTGTGCTAGTTTACGGGCTATTTCTTGGCTTTCAATCCAACGCTCATCATCAGATTTTGGTTTGCGGGCATAACCGGCGCAAGTCCAAGAGAACTGACAAACAGGAACTTCCTTTGCTACCACTTCGCGTTTTTCAACTTCCTTGGGTGTGCCAAAGTATCCAGTCTGAACAACTTCTGTCTTTTTGATTTCTTGGTTCCGAACTACAACGGTGCGAGCTTTGACAACATCACAAACTGTTTTTCCAAAGCGACCATCTTGTGCGCGGTTAAGTGTGACCACTCCCACCGCAATTTTGCCTTCGGTGGGTTCACCGCCGGCTTCGTAGAATATGTTCTTGGCCATGCACTCTATGTCCTTGTCTGAAAGGAATGGTGTGGCAATAAGATTAACAGTGCGCTCAACAAACTGGGTAGTTTGTGTAATAACTGTATCTCTAAATGTTACTTCTGCTTTTACTTCTGCTACTTCATTTGCTACAACTTGGGTACTACCTACTACTAGTACTAACGATAAGAGAAAATTTCTCACTGTCGTTCTCCTTCGGTTCTTACTGGACCGTTTCAGCGGATGCTCCGAATGAGCGCATTGACAGAGTGAGTGTAGGATGGAGACAGATAAGACCTCGGGCCTCAATGCCATACTCTCTAAGCGCGGTTTTGTTTCTCCCCGGGCTCATACCATTTGTCAATGAAGAGGATTTCCGAAGTCCTCTCTACTACTGCTTGCTTTACGGCACAAGCCAATCCGTTTTGGAACAGTTCTAGATTGTAATCCTCCGCTGTACGCATAAGTGTCAGCCTGGTTGTTTTTACTGTTCTCTAAAATACTTAGTGATGTAAAATCAATCTAGCAAAAAATCCCGACTTTTTTGGTTGTTTTTGACATTATATACAGTTATTATGGAGTTAGATTATATTTTTCAAATTCTGTAATGAGCCAAGGAAAGGTTTTTTGCCAATCTGTACCACGGCGTCGGTCTATTTCTGTTAAAAAGGTCAATAACTTTTGTATTTCTGGTATATTAGGCTGTTGACTGCTAGCCTGCTGTGCTATACCTTCTAAATATTGTTTACTAGACAGTTGTTCGGGCGTATCGGTTGGTTTAAGTGCAAGTGCTTTAGCAAAATCTTCTTGGAATATAGGTCCAAGAATATCTATATACATAAAACTTGGATTATTAACTGAATTTTGATAGTGATAAATTGTCCTGCTTTTGCGCCAATAATTAATACGCTCGAGTAAATCTGGTAAAGTTTTAACAGTTAACGGAGTCACTGTGCTACTTACAATAAGATTGATCCACGATTGTTCAACTAAGTATTCAAAATTCTTTTGCCACACTTCTAAGTCTAATGGATACCTAACGTATTCCTGTGTTGGTCCCCAACAATCCAAACTAGCAGTGACTTCAAATTCACGAATTTTATTTGTATCTACTAATTTCTTAATTTGTTCTACAATAGATTTAACATAACTTAATTTGGCATTTAGATTAGTAAAAATTTGCAACTTTAACTCTGGTGCAGGATGCTTATCAAACAAATCAATACATTGTTGTAATTCATCTTGATAAAGAGGCTCGCCACCGAGTATATTAAAGTTGGTTAAGTGATGTCCATTAATTTTTAACCAATCAAATAGTTTTATTTTATTTGATTCAATGTTAGAGCTCTTTTGAAATTGACTTGAAATATACAGACCGTTCTTTATAAAATCGCCATGCCGTTTATTTTCGGCATCCCACAAACTGCTAAACTGCGGTCCACAATAAAGACATTTTAAATTACAAGTATTATCAAAATAAACTTCTAGTATTCTTGGTGTGACGTTTATTGCTGTTAGATCCGTGTCTAATTCTGGAGGTGCATGCATCCCAGAAAAATTTAAATTAGTTAAGCGATCACTAACGCCGCCTGCTTGCTCGATGTTGCGACAATATTCACAACCACGCTCGGGCCATTGTCCTGCAAGCATTCTTTTTCGGTCATTGAGTTTACTAGGTGTGTTGTGAAAATTAAAACTAGTTGTATCAAATTGATGATGATTTGTTCTATGGCAACTAGCAGTTTCTTCTTTAGTTAAGAAGATAGTACTCCAATTCCATTTAAGTTGGCATGCTGTGTCGGTGTGTATAGGAAACACACGGTTTGATAGTTTTGATGTTTTACGAAATTGTCCAGGTTGATACCCAAATACTTCTTGGCATTCTTTTTGTATATGATCTGGAAGTTGTAGGAAATTGTCCTCGCTTGGACAATCAGGCCAACTAGGATCTCGTATTTCGTTGTAAAATTCTTGCCATGTAGACATTTAAACTTTTTTTAAAGCCTTCCATATTTCGGCTTTTTCTTTAAGGTCTGCTTCTAGTTTACGGTATTGTTCGCCTAGTTCTTTTAACTGCTCCCATTCTTTTTCAAGCTCAGGATTGGGTACTAGTATGTTTAAGCGTTCTTCTAAGGCTCGTAGTGTATCGTTAAGACTTTTACCGTTGATATCAATATCTGCATCTTCGCCAACTAACTTCATCTTTCCTGTGCCGAGATAACTTCCTGTGCCAGCAGACCAAGTTGGCTGACCAACTCCAGTTCCTGATGTATAAGTTAATCCTGCACCAGAGGTCACTGTCACGTTAGAATGTGTTTTAGGATTGACTGTGACTGAACTTGCAGTATAAGTTGCAGTAGCATCGGGACTGCTAATAATAACAGTCCCAGTCCCTACATTTTTAGTTTTACTTGCTGGCAAGTGCTTCCTTCTCTGCAGTGATTTCTTTGCGACGCTCTTTAATACCCTTGCTCATTTCTTGTAATGCTTTACGAGCACGAGCAGCAGAGGCCTTAACACCTTTGCTTGTAAACTTTTCATTTTCTGAGATGTAAGTGTTGAATGCTTCAACGATTTGGTCATGTGTTGACATTGTTATTTTCCTTTATTATTAGTGCCATGAGCACCTATTAATTATAGCAAATAAAATGTGGATGTCAAATATTAATGTGCCGTTTTGCCCACGGATCCCAAATGACCATATTGTCCCACGAGTGTGCCCAAGTCACTAAAAATAAACTGAGTGTATTATGATCATATATGTGCATACGATTTTCTTCAACCTTTGCTTGAATACTGCGGCTGGTGGTAGTCCACTTGCTCAAACGATTTTTGGCTTCTGGATCTCGTATGATCACAGTGTACAGGACTTCTCCTGATCTAAAAACGGGTAATGTCATTAATGTAGTGTTGTATTCTCTGGGCGTTTAGTTTCTCTCGCCTCTTTTACATACTTAGCAAATTCATCTGTAAGTTCAACTGCTTCGTCGTCATGTTCGCGAGCTTTTTCTTCGCTGACACCAAGAATACGCATTAGTGCGCCAACATTAGCTTCTGTTATTCCGTACGAATACAAAACCAACATAAGGTCAAATAGTAAATTTTTAACTCGGAGGTCTAATTCTGGATTGTCTGACATAATATAATTTATGCCAAAAGGATTGCCCGGCTACCTTATGTCAAAGGCCCCGGGCGTGGATTTCATCGTTATCTAGTTCCGCACTAGCTGCGTAAAAGATTTTAGGCTAATCTTTCCAACCCTTGACATTCTGGCAAGTCCGCGGCCCCAAGTATAAACCCTTGGTCGGTTGACATTCTTTAGGTTGATAACTGTGGCTTAGTTTGATCCGGACCGTATCTGTTATCACCGTCTGTACCTGGAATAAGGAACAAAGCTAATGCTACTACCCAACCAACATATGGAATTAAGATTAACAAAGACCATACGCCACTTTGATTAAAGTCCCTAATGCGTTGACTAGCTGCGGCCCAACCATTAATCATTAGAGCTATGTATCCTGCCGCTACAACCAGCATAATCAAATAACCTACGGGTGCAAAACTATCTAACATAGCCACACCAAAGAAACCCAAAAATGTTAATACAATGATTGCGGCAAATTGTGCTAATGCTAATAACAAATAACTTTGACGATTACGACGACCGTTAAACTTAAACAAATCTTCAAATACTGGCTTGCTCATAATAATTCTTTCAAAATGTTTTAGGGGGACTAAGCCCCCTTTATTATTAGGCTACTTCTGCTTCTTTAACTTTTGCAGAAACTTTAGCGGCCTTAACTTTCACTTCGCCACGTTTAGCGAGTTTAGTTTTCTCTGCCAACTTGTTTGCTACAGCATAACCAGCGTCACCTTCGGTGATACCAATAGATGCCAAATGTTGCAGAGCTTCTAACTTAGTCATTGCCTTTGGGAGCTCAACCAAGTTAATGTTAGTACAACCAGCTTTGTTCAAAATCTTGATACGAGCTACCAAGTCGTTAGCAAAACGAGCTTTAGTAGTACCGTCAGGATTAGTTGCTGTACCTGCTACTGTAAATAATTTTTCTGTTGCCATTTTTGTGTTGCCTTTCTAAGTTGCCTTACAATTAAAATAAAAAACTACAATGCTGTTTTTCACAGCATATCCATATTATAGCTGATCGGTAAAAACCTGTCAACCATAATGTGAATTTTGGTTAACCAAAAACAGAACGGATAATAACGTCATTACCTTGGAACATAGACTTAACTACATTCTCTGCTTGGCTTGCTTGGTTGGCTTGAATCTGCATAGTACCTTCTGAAAGTACTTGACTAGAGTTGCCAACATACGCGGTATAACTAACTTGATATGTGTTCATTTGCTTCTCCTGTTAACTAACTATACTACTATTATAACCGATCTGTCGTTTCTGGTCAACCAATTTATTCCCAAGATTTCTTGTCGCCGTACTGCTCGTTATAATCATAACCAGCATTGTAAGCCGCAATTTCTTCTTCGGTTAAATCAGTCACACGAGGACCATTGTAGGTGCCTTCTGGGTAATAGTGAGGACGACGTTCACGACCATAATAACTGTCTGCACTACCGCGGTCAAATAAGCTACCATGCAGTTTGCGATCAAACTGTGGGCCACGTAATGCGTCTACTATTTTTTCTTGTTCTGTTTGTGTTTCATCTATAAACATGTTATGCTCCTAATTTCTTACTATACAAATATTATAGCAAATAGGGCATTTTAGGTCAACCGTTTTCAGGTGTTTTGAGTGTTGTTTTTATACAACAGTCCAATCTGTAGTTTCAAGCCATTTACTATAAATTCGATCAGCAGTTGCTTGATGTTTTGCTAAGTGGTAAGGAATACCATTAAGCATTGTGATCTTGTCCTGTACAGATTCATATAGTTGTCTAGTTTGGTGCCATTTAGGATCATCATCATTAACCCAGGAATCAATCTTTGTTTCATTGATTTCTATGTGGAACTGCATTGCAAGGTGTTTACCATAGGCAAATGCCTGATTAGGACAGGCTTCTGAACTTGCTAATCTAACCGCACCTTTGGGGATACTAAATGATTCATAGTGCCAGTGTATAACTGTGTCGGTTGGATCGGTGCCAAACCATTCTGCAACCAATGGGTGGTTCTCATACCGGATGGGTTGCCATCCAATCTCGGGTCGAGGGCTTGCCTGAATAGTTCCGCCCAGGGCACGAGCCATTAGTTGTCCACCCAGACAATGTCCTATTACAGGTATATCTCTGTGTATGGCCTGTAAGATTAGGATTTCTGCTTTGCGATTACTTAATAAGGGATCATTAGCACTCATACCACCGCCCATTACTGCCAAGGCAGAATAAGGCTCAATGCTTGGTGGAAAATCTTCGCCTGCGCCAGCATTAACTACTTGATATTGAACACGATTGCGTTCTAGCCAAGTAGTCAAATATGCTGCGTTTTCGGGTAATTGATGTTGTAAGATTAATACAGGTTTCACCTGGTATTTATTGCTGGTTACGGGTTCCAGTGGCACCCAATCTTGTGCCCGATTTTATATTACTTTTTAATTGTAGTCCAAACTTGAGATTTGATCTTATCTGTTAGTTCTTTAGGTAATGAAACATAATCTAACTCTGCGGCAGCCTTGCCGCCATATGTAAATCCGTACTCAAAAAACTTTAATACTTCATCTGTGCTAGCATTACCTTTAGCAGGAACTAAAATAAAACTAGCACCTGTAATTGGCCAAGCACTGGCACCTTTTTGATTTACCAAACTGATACCCATGCCAGGAGTGCCAAACCAGTTTGCCTTTGCGGCAGCACTGGCGAAAGTAATATCATCTGGTTCTACAACTTTGCCTTCACGGTTTTGTAGTTTTAAGTGTGTGATTCGGTTTTTCTTAGCATAAGCATATTCAACATAACCAATAGCACCTTTAACACGGACCACATTAGCAGCCACACCTTCGTTGCCTTTTCCACCTACACTGCTTGCGGCTGGCCATTTAACCGCGGCACCTTTGCCCACACGATCTGACCAGGCTTTACTGACTTCCGTTAAGTAATCGGTAAAAATAAATGTTGTTCCAGAACCGTCTGCACGATGCACTACTGTGATTTCTTGTGCCGGTAATGTCTTGCCTGGATTCAACTTTGCAATACGAGCATCATTCCATCGAGTAATTGTGCCTAAGTAAATGTCGGCTAGCACTTCGCCAGTAAGCGTCAACTCACCAGGTTTAACTCCTTCTAAGTTTACTACTGGAACAACGCCGCCTAGGATTGCTGGAAACTGAACTAATCCAGACTTGGCCAGGTCGTCACCGGACAACGGAGCATCTGTAGCACCAAAGTGTACAGTACCACCTTTGATTTGTTTAACACCGCCAGAACTGCCAATGCTTTGATAGTTCAAACGATTGCTAGAAAGTTTTGCGTAATCTTCTGCCCATTTAGAATAGATAGGATATGGAAATGTAGCACCTGCACCTGTAATGTCTGCGGCTTGTGCTGATAATGCGAATGAGGCTAATACTGCTAAAATGAAATGTTTCAAAGAGATCTCCTTAGTTGTTGTGCGATTGCACAATAATATTTAAGGGCTAAAGTATTACAATTTTATTACAAATACTAAATATTTGCATGGGGAGTAGTCCACTCTTAAGTTAAGAGGCTTACGCATCGTCAATTCGGCTTAACAGCTCGGTGCATAAGGGAAATGGGTTCTGGACAAGACCATAATATTAAAGTATATTATGGATCACTCAATCCTCATAATCTCTCTACATCAATCTGCAGGTTCTGGCGACAGATCCATGATATACTCTTTTAAAGGAGTAGTAAAATGGAGTTATTCGCACTACAAGCCCTGTGGGCAGTTTTAGCTATCATTTTGATAGACATTGTATTAGCTGGTGATAATGCACTGGTCATTGGTATGGCAGCAAACAAGTTGCCACCTGCAATGAGACGGAAAGCAATCTTCTGGGGCACTTTTGGTGCTGTAGCAATTCGCTTTGTATCAGTTGCCGCATTAACCTATTTGTTAATGATACCGGGCCTACGTCTTATTGGAGCACTGGCATTAATCTACATAGGTTGGAAACTGGTATTTGATCAACACACAGATGAATCAGTTGAAAGCAAAACCACCTTATGGGGTGCTATATCAACAATCATTGTAGCAGATGCTGTCATGGGCATTGACAATGCGTTAGGTATTGCGGCAGCCGCACATGGTGACTTTGGCCTGGTTATATTTGGCCTGTTGATCAGTGTGCCTATCATCTTATTTGGTTCAAGTATTGTTAGTAAGATACTAAGTCGTTGGCCAGACATTGTGTTTGTAGGTAGCTTTGTGTTGTTTGTTGTGGCATTTCAAATGCTGTTCAAAGAGCCATTGTTAGCTAACTGGTTAAGCGGATTACCTAACTGGGTATTAACAACACTACCATGGACTGGTGGATTCACAATTATGGCTGTGCAGTATGCCAAGGCTAGATTACATTTAGTCAAACGCTATCTGTTTAGACAGAAATAAAAAAGCCCCGAAAGGGGCTTTTTGTTGAAGTTAAAAAATATTAACTGTTTAAAACTTTTGCTACACTATTCATTACTGCGGCAATGCGTCCAATATCACGAAGTTGTTCTACTGTATAGCCTTCCTTCTTGAGTGTGTCGTAGTGTGCCTTAACACAGAAATGACACTTGCCAACAATGCTAGCGGCTAGACTAAACGCTTCAAAGTTTGCCTTGGTAGTTCCTCCATGACTCGCAATAGCATTCATGCGTAACTGCGCTGGTAAACCCTTTAGCTGTTCGTCATCGGCCATTTCAACATAAGGATACCATACGTTGTTCTGTGCCATAATACTTGCGGCAGTCATTGCGGCATCTGCGTGAATGGGTGCGTCTGCTAAAATTAAACTAACTAATTTGCCGTTGCCTGTTGCGGCCAGTGCGGCCACAGCACAACCCATGGCCACATCTGCATCCAATGTGCTACGCAAAAGGACAGCGTCCAAGTTTAACTTGGTGTCCTTTGCGTATTCTGGCAAGGCTTCTTTGACTGAGTCATTGAATGCCATTACAGTGTCTCCCCGCCTACTTTACGATTACATGCACACAACTCTCCGGTTTGAAGTGCATCCAAGATACGTAATGTTTCTTCTGGACTGCGGCCAACATTCAAGTTGTTTACTGTCACATGCTGGATTTCGTTGTTAGGGTCAACGATGAATGTTGCGCGAAGTGCAGCACCAGCTGGAGCATAGAATACACCTAACTGCTCGATCAATGACTTCTCACCACGCTGTGTGTCAGCAAACTGTGTGTGAGTGATCTTCTTCAAATCCTCGTGTGCATTTTGCCAAGCTACCTTACAGAACTCGTTGTCTGTTGACCCTGTGAGCAATACAGCGTCACGGTCAGCAAAGTCCTGTGCTAGTTTGTCGTATGCAACAATTTCTGTTGGGCATACAAATGTAAAATCTTTTGGATAGTAAACGATTACTTTCCACTTACCTGGAAAACTTTCTTCAGTGATATCAAAAAAAGCATCTTCTGGTTGTCCTGGTTTAACGCCTGTGACCACAAATGGTTCTAACTTCTGTCCTACAGTTTTCATATACATCTCCTTAAGTTTAAAATTGAAAATTACTAATCAGTGGTATTACTGATGTTTTATTGTAAACATATATATCAATTAAATCTACGGTTTTAAGCGATTTTTTTAATAATATTTTTTAATAACGCTTATTGAAAAAATCAATAACAATTTTACTTTTTACCAATATATTCGTGGCTGTAGCAAATGCGTCCTGCGTCACGTGCAGTTGTAGTGCCACCATATCCGGGCATTTTACGAGCAGTTCCGTCCTTTAAGAGGTAGCTGCCTAAGCGGCTTTTCCGGTTAGTCGATGTAGGGCGCCATAGATCTGATTTTTCTCTATGTTCGCCAAAACTTGGATGTGCTGTTTTGCTAAAATATCGTAGTCCTTTGTCAACATACATTTGAGCAATGGCGTCCGAAAAGGCTGTACCTATACCCATGCCTTGAAACTCAGGCAGTATTACAGTTCTATGACCACGCCAATAACTGTGTATGTCTCGGTTGGTTGAATGTATGGCAGCATGAAATCCAATGGGCTTGTCACCTAACAACAAGACATAGTAGTGTGCTGACTTGCTTATTTCAGTATCTAGATAGTGATACTTACTGAAATATCGCCAATAGTCTGCACTTGTGCTTTTGATGGTGAGTGTAAGTTCTGGTCTGGTCCCCAGTCGAAGAAGTGACCTCCGATTATCTAATACCTGTAGGTCGGTATCATACACCCAGTCTGGATCTAACCAGTCTATAATATCTCTATGACAACTTGCAATATACAGCACACCAGGATTGCGATCAAAATACTTGCGAACACTGTAAGCAAGGCTCTTAGCAGTATCACGATCCACTACTGATGTAAACTCGTCAATAATGTTATGCCCTTGGTCCAATCCTACAGCAATTTCAAATCTATGAAACTCACCATTGCTTAAGGTGTTAGGTGTGCGGAACCAAGCAGGAATAGTTCTTAGTCCGCAAGCAAGCAATAGTTCTTCTCCACGTTCTGGTGTAGAGAAGTTTTCAATTACTGTTTTATTGTAATCGATATTAATAGGTTTAGGATTATCTACTGTTTTTAAGATTGTAGTTTTACCTGATCCAGAAGTGCCTACAATAAGCACAATACCTTCTGTAGGCAACTCGGGTATGTTTACCTTGGGCTCTACATAGTCCTTAATATCGTAGCGAGCTTTAATTTCGTTAAGATAGCTCATCGGAAACCTCTTCAAACAATTCAGGATATACGTTTTTATTTTTAGTTGTAGCAAGTGTTGGATCTAGTTTAACTAAAGCATTTTCAATAATCAACCTTGCTGTAGTAAAATCTAATCGACGCCTGCGAAGTCCTTGATTATCATTTCCTTTAAAAGGCGCCATAAAAACATCTTTAGTATCTGCTCGATACTGTGTTAATAAAGCGTTAGACTCTGCAATTAACTGGTTTAAATCTACTGCGGCATTAACCATAACTCGAGTTGATGTTCGACTACTATGTTTGATCGGACCTTTAATACTAGAACCTGTGGTAAATTTAATACCGCCTATCAAATCACCTCGATCAATACAAACAATTCCAAGATTTCCGTTAATATCATTAAACTTAATTAAATCTCGATCAAGATTCTTTTTTTCTGGGATTTTATTAGTTAGAGTGTTGTTAGTTCCAACAAGTTGATCGTTTTTATAAATCTCATAATCGTCATGTTCATCTGGACCCCAACAAATTATAACTACAGGAAAATCAGTATCATCAAATGCATTTTCTTCTAATACAGTTAAGCTGATTAATCTTTTAGTTTTCTTTGGATGCAGTTGATAAGTTTCGGGTATAATAGCAACACCATATGGAAAACTTTTTAAACATTGTTCTATACCCATTAGATACAAATCATCAAACTGTGGGAATTGATCAAAGTATTTTAAAATACCTGTACGTTTAAAACGAACAGCAGTAGTTTTAGCTAGATATGGAGGATTAGTGACACACAGATCAGTAGGGTGTGCCGGTATACTAATAAGGCCGTCATTAATTGGCCAATTAAGTGATGGATCGATATCATATCCAGCCGTTTGTATATCTGGTTCAAACACACTTAGCAAGTGTCCACCTCCAGCAAACGGATCGATGATTTTGTCAAATTTAATTGAAGAAATGAACTTCTTTATATGAGGTTTTAGCCACAGATCTTTTTTAGTAAAAAACTGTCCTAACTCGACTTTTTTTGTCATGCTACTATTTAATAGCCCGTATAAAGTTGATTACACTTTCGCAATTACCAGCAAAAATATTAGGGTAATCTTTAGCCAACTCGTTCATCTCGGGTAAGTGCTTCTCGCCTTCGTTGCCATCAGTTAATACAATAAAATATTTGCCATCATTATGTTTGTTAATATACTTTTTGGCTTCTTGAATATATCGGCGGCTTTCGTCAATTTGATGACTCTGTCCTGATCCCGAAACTGCCGAATACTTAGCAAATAGGTTAAATTCAAATTGTCCACGAGTAATAACAAAGTCGATACTTCGTGCTTCTACTTTGTCATTTTTAGGTTTATTAACAATATCACCGTTTACAAGTGTCAATACACCGTTGGTTGGTTTTTTAACACTGGCACCAGGTAAGTATTTTTCCAAAGTTGCTTTTTGCACTTCTTCGTCGATGCTTTGACGACTAGGGTCTCGACAGACCAATAACTGTGCTCGCTCTGGCCAACTTAAATATTCTAAAGCCATTGTTTTAATCATTTCGGTAGTGACATCTTTTTCTTCGACTACATTAAAGTCATCAGCATAACGAGTCACTATTCGTTGAGTAATAGTTGAACCGACATTCATTGCATCATCAAAATCGCGATCAATGATTTGCTTAGTCTTTCCATTATTCAAAATTTTATTTTTCATTTTAGGAAAAAGTCGACTACAGGGAGTTTTTGAAAGAACTTCCCAGCATTTACGATCTTCTTCTAAATTAGACTGTCTAGTAGATAAACGGCTCAAACGAATATTTTCTGCACCGTTTTTACTTTCAACTATAATTTGTTTCACATTAATCCGTTAACTGTTAATATAGTTATATTATAGCAAAACAAAGGACCATGGTCAACCTAAGTAAATTTTAGTTTAAGAAAAGTTAATTCTGCATCACCGCGTAGGTATAATCGTTTATTTTTGTGTTCTGTATCCCACGCCCAAATTGCTTCAGTTTGGTTAGCACGAGCCTGTGCCATAGCCCACTCAAGTTCCATACTGGGACCATAGTTTTCCCACATCCATTCACGTAATTCTTGAAAGTCTTGTTGTTGCTCAAGATATGGCACCGCGGTTGGTGAGATTGAATACTTAAACTTTTGATGCCCGTTATACCGCTTATCGAGTTTGGTAAATCGATATTTTTTCATTATTGTAAGGTATCGCCTTCGATACCATCAAACACACTCATACCACGTTCTACTGCATCTTGTAATAGTGCTTCGGTTGCGGCATCGCAAGCCATTTCAAACAGCTCATCAATTTCATCTTGAGTTAGATAAGATTCATCAAGTTGCCCAGCCATAACTGCTTCAGCTACCATCATGCGTTCTTCTGTCATCATAATTATTGCTCCAATAAAGTGAATCGTTCTGAAAATGCTTCTAACAAACAAGAATACTTCTGCCCTGTTTCAATATTAGTATAGTTGACCCATAATTTCCCGTCAACCTGCGGAACGTCTTCTACAATAAAAATCTTACCATCTGAGCCTACAAACTTCTTTTGCATATCAATTCCTTAATGACAAACTAAAAAACTATTACCCGCCGAGTCCCATTGACGCCAACAGTTGCCTTCGCGAACTGGACGCTTATAGTCCGTAGTCTTTTGCACTTCTGGTGCTGTAATTTTAACTTCAGCCTTAGGGCCAAATCCAATGAAAATTACAAAAAATATAATAAATGCAGCCACTAATACTAATAAAATATGTTTCATTATTGTGCCTTTGCTAATCGTTGTGCTCTATTGTTTTCCCATGACCAAGAGAGATCTGGGTCCTTTGCTACATATTGATGATACAGTCTACCACCTATACTACCGGGTATTTCCTCTGCTAATTCGTAAAAGTTATAGTCTACAGTCCAACGAGGAATAATACTCATTTTAGCTTCACCATCGTGTAGGATAGGCAAGCGACGCCACTGTGCTACCAACTGCTCTACAACCTTAGTCCAATGATTTACTGCCCAAGGTGTAGTAGATTCTGCTAAACTCTTACGAGCCGCATCTAAGCGAGTGCCTAATGCTTCTGCTTCTTCACCTAAGAAACGAAAGTTGCGTAGATTAAGATCTGCAGGAATAACAGTGGCAGTTGATCGACGTTTGAACAGTTTCATTAGTAGCACTCCTCTTCGGCCTCTACAGGGTCAGTATCTATTGATACATTCCCAATGCTGATAACACCACCAGATGAAAATGTAGTAAATTCTTTAACAAACTCTACAACACGGCCACCTGATACAAAGTTTGCTGGGTTGGTGAAGTCAATATCGTCTAACCGAATGCAACCAATCAGGCCAGCATCTACATCATAACTATTTCCCAACTCGTCAAAGTAAGTGCCATCACCCCAACGGGTAGTGAAAGTAGCAAAACGACGACCATCTTTCAAGTTAAACTCGCCATCTAATACACGATTACCAGAAATGGTCAACTTACAAAACTCATCCCATTCACCGTGCATAACATAGCACAAGTCACCGATGTAATATTTGCCTGGTTGCATCATGTTGTCGCTCCTTATTAATTACTATACAAATATTATAGCAAAAGGTTAGTTTTCGGTCAACCGATGTTTACTGTGGCGTTTATAGCGTGTTTTTAACTCTACACGCTTGGGCTTAAAAGGAGTGTTGCGTAAAAACAACACATTATGAGCACGGGTTTTTTGAATGGGCTGTGTATTTTTCATAGTATAGCAATTATACTATGAGGGTGATTTCTGGTCAACCTAACTGCATTTGAGCAGAAATGCTAAGTAATCACGTTCGGATTCAAAGTAGAATATATACCGTCCAGGACGTCGTTCACTTGACACTTCTACTAACTGCCAGCGCCATTCTGAAGTAAGTTCTTGCTTGGCCCAATCCAATACCGATTCAATAGCACCGAATGGTTTAACTATTTCTTTAGCAAATCCAAAACTTTCTTTATCTCTAAAGTCCACAGGCTGTCTAAATGTATTGGGTTTCTTTCTTGTCAGCTGTTGCATTAATGGCTCGATCTAAATATTGAACTGGCAACTGCCAGCGGTGATATGACTCACGTATATTAGATATATAGCCTGGTGTAGGTTGGCCACGTAGAAAATCTGACATTTCGTAAAACATAATGTGTTCGCCATCTTGAATCCATGACCGTTTAGTGTAGTAGTCAGGAAATCCTTCAAACGCATCCAAATTACGTTCACACTCTTCGGTAATATACCAAAGCACACCAGCAACTTCTGCACCCTTTTTAGGACGAATAGTAGCATGGCTATAAAACGCCAATTCCCAATCACGAAGGATATAACTGCATACTGGACGAGCTTCAGGGCATCGCCAAGTCATGCTTTCTATACTCATGTTAGCACCGTAGGCAAAATATAATCTTTTCATACTGCTACTTCACTCCATCTAAGTTTAAACATAAGTGCATCCTTAGGATCCCGAAAAGACCACACCATACGATCCGCAGATATATCTGTAATGTATCTTGTTCCTGGCAGGCCATAGTGTTCTATGGCATAGATACAAACTTCATCCCATGCTGTGACAGGGCGCATACGTTCGCTCCACCATACTGCTACATGGTGATCATATCCGGCTTCAGTCAATGTAGGTCTTTCTAATGTACTCATCAGCCCACTCTATGTCACCTGTATTGTAGAACAAGTGGTTATCGTGCAAACCAAAACGATTACAAAAACTTTGGCCATAACGCATACCATGTAGTGCTTCCCAAATAAAATCTTTGCGCCACTGCTCGTATTCTTCGCGATCAATTTTACCCGACCACGTCCGTAATGGAGTATGTTTAGTTTGCATTACATCTACCATTTGTTTAAAAACTGTATCACCCATAAACGCTTTCCCCGTTTTCATCAACTTCAACCCAGGTATAATCACCTAACCATTTAACACGACAAACATATTCATAATAATCTGGTGGCTTAGTAGTCCAGTCTGCAGGACCAGTTTGCGTCAGTATTGTTCCGCCATGCCAACGATCATATGCCAACCAATAGCACTGTCCGTGATATATTTGGAAACTATACTTTGCGGCATGTACCAAATCTGTTATATCTAACCTCTGTCTTACTTCATCGGCTTGACGTTGTAATACTGCTACCAACTCCATAATACGATTATATTCTTGCTTGGCATGCATACGGGCAACATTGACCATGATGTCCTTTTGCTTTTCGACAGGAATCATGTCAAATGCTGGACCACCAACTTCGGTAGGATAAGGAGTCACATTGCGATTAATAAACGCAACTAAACTATCTCCTACCTGCATATCCTCGGAAGTCCTGCCATCTGCTACATTAGACTTTTTCTTCCGTTTAGGATTCTGCGGATCATCCGGTGGAAGTGTTAGTCCCATAATGCTTCGTAGTATTTTCCAAACAAGCGGAAGCCGTTGTTCTTGCGTTCTTGCCATTTCATGTGACCTTCACGGTCCCATTTAGGACCTACGTATTCTGGATCCCATGGCTCTAATCCATTACTTGCCGTATGATCAAAGAACTGATCCTCGGCATCTGTGACTACTTGTTCAAATGCCCAGATCATTTCTGCTAAGATCCAATCCCAACGCATAAAGTGTAAGTCATCTGTGTCCCACTCGTTTTCTTTGGGCTGTGCCATGTGGCTACGCAGATATTCTGGAACATCCGCATCGTCAGTATGTGGAGCACCGTGTTTGGTCTCTTGCAACTGTTTAAGCATAGGCAGAATAATATTTGCCAAGGTATGGTCCATTGACCAAGTATCCCAAGGATCAATTTTTACATAATCAATCTGTGGATGAACAAAGTCTAACACCCGTTGAACTACCTGGCAGGGCCGTTCCAACACACGGTTAACCGCTCTAACCCAAGGCTCATCATAATCAATCTCACGCCAAAAGCATAACTTCTCAGCTATAGTGTATGGCGAAATCCAATGATTACGATACTTGCTTTTATAAACTTTCATTCCTTAACCTTTAATAAATCAAACGAATTGACCTTAATAATAACCTCGTGTGGTATAGGTTTACTCATACCAATCTTGAAGGTGCCATACCCTTTATATTCTTTACCTAGCGTTCCATCCTTGCGAACAGTGCGCCAAGTCCAAAAATTCACTGGATAAGGATGGCCGCTGGTAATCAAACTAAGGCGACCATTAATAATTCTTACTTCACCAACTTCCATCGTCAATCCAAACACGAATAGTTAAAAACAACCAACTTGCTTGCCCGGTCCATTCGTTAGGACCAGCCCACTCGTCAAAACTTTTATACGCCTTGGGGACTAAACTCCAGTGTAAAGGGTTCAGTGTAAAGATAATACTAGCACCCGAATACTTAATCCACTTTAGCACTGGCTTCCTCCGCTTGTGCTAATATGCCTTCAACTTTTTCCTTAACCAACTGCTCACGCAATTCTTTGACCAAATCATCGTCACCACCAGCTAGGTATGCTACCTTTTCTGGAAAGCGTAATTTCATTGCCGCTTTAATTTCTGCTAGGTCTTTGCCTTGGCAGATAAACTGACGACCTTCCTCCTCATAACAAAAAATCACACCGTTGTGTCGTTCTACTACCACGGGCAACAGAGAGGCTTCTGCACGTTCTAAGTGTTCTTGTAGTTCGCCCATGACCTCACGCACCAGGCCGCGAACATACAAATAAATTAACAATATAGCAATAGCTACGCCTACTAAAATACCAAGTATGATTGCTCCAAAATCTATCATTTGTTTAGTCCTTTATCTTCTACACCCTGTTTATACCATTCTGTGAGTGGTTCGGGTTCTTCCCACTCTTCATAACCCCAGTCTGCACTGGCCCTTAATTTGTAGGCATCTGGATCCGTCCCCGAGTCAACATAGTCATCATCAAAGTATTCACCGTCATAGTTGGCCGAACCTACAAAGGCACAACCGGGTTCCCAATATTCTAATGTAAACTGCACACGTCCATCGTTTACTGCCCAAGTATGAAATGCTTCTATTGGTGGTGCCCAGGCCGTGCTGAAAGAAAATTGTATTTCATCATCTTCAATGACATCGTCAATATAAGCATCGCAAATGTCCCACTTGGTGCCCCAATTTTGGATATTCCAATTATACCAATCTTCCTCTGCTTTAGGGCGAGGACTCATCCAGTTTAATAACTCTTTGTCTTCGCTTTCTAATATTTCTTTAATTTTTTCGATTACTGGAGCAGGTCCTGTAATACGAGCACGGTTGGAACACCAATTTGGCATAGATATCCTTACTTAGTTTTACGTTGTTCAAAATACTCTTCGTGCTGAATCCACTTGCGGCCTCTTAAAAAACCCCATTCACGAGTCTGCGGCCCTGGCCAAAACATAGTCCAACAATCAACTCCGGGCTCTAACTCTATCCTATGATAATCAGTTGAGCGTCCAAAACGGATTTGTCCTGCACCTTTCCAACTTGGAATGGGACTATCAGGAGTATATTCCCAATAGCCACCACGTAGTATGATGGTCATATAAGGCCAAGGATGATCATGTAAATCATCCGGATCTGATTTTAAAAATCTATGTATAAACACATTAAACGGAAACCATTTGCGGTCTTTAAGGAAAATATAATAGCGTTCCAGATAGGGCTCGTTATCTTCCCTATCCATAATAACACGATATCTACCTAGCCGTTGCATGAGTTTTTTCAGCATACAAGTATTATACAATTAATAGATTTTCAGGTCAACCATAGAAAAAGCCCTAAGCATTGCACTTAGGGCTACTACTTAATATGCCTCCGAACGGGGCATTTTAGGTGGGGATTAAACTAAACCAGCAGCAATAGCTTTGTAGCCAGCTGCTACAATCTTACGGCTTGGCTTACCGAGTACATACTCAGTAACTTGAACACCGTTGCCAGCTTTACGGCTGTTTGCATAAACAGCAAAACCGTGTTGGCGAATGCGTGATACTTCAGCGGACAAGTTGCCTACGCCCATTTTCTTAGCTTGGCTAGCAGTCAAAGTACGACCTTCTTGCAAAGCAGAAAAAACCTTAAAAGTTTTAGATTCTGGATTAATCAATTTCATGGTATTACCTTTCATAAATTTAACAATGGCTGTAAATCTACAGCGTTTTAGTAGTATATGCTAGTTTTATCAGCAGGTCAACTGTTTAGGTTAAGCATTTAGCCATAAATAATAAAAAAGGCTGAATCCACCCATGACACAGTATGTAATCAACATTGGCGCACTACCAAACGACGGCACAGGCGACCCTTTACGCACCGCTTTTAACGATGTAAACCTAAATTTTAACCAAGTTTGGGCTACAGGACTAGTTAATAGCAATATTGGTATAGCAAATAATACCATATTAACTACTAATACCAACGGTAATTTAATATTAAATCCAAACGGAATTGGTCAAGTTATTGCTAATGCACATGTTATTCCGGATCAAAATCGTATTCGTAATTTAGGTAGCAGTACACGTCGCTGGGACACACTTTATTCTCAATATGTTGACATTGGTGGAACACTAACTGTCACTGGTGATATCTCAGTAAACGGAAATTTAAGTGTCACTGGAAATATTATTGAAGTAGGTAATATTATTACCGATGCTAAAACTATTCAATTAGCTAACACAGCCGGAACAGCTAATGCAGCCAACGGGTCAGGAATCACAGTCGGTGCTAACGATAACATTGCCACATTCTTGTACAATTCTGCTGACAATTCTTGGACTACCAACGTCGGATTTGAAACTGGTAATCTCATACTTACCGATGACCGTATCATGGACTTGTATGGTCCAAGTATTACCAATGCTGATTTGATTTCGGGTTCAACGTCAGGATTAGATATTGTTCCTAATGGCGATGCTAATGCTACAGTATTATACAATACCTATGGTAATCTTTTACTTCAGACTTCTAACACCGGCTCCAATGTCAAAACGTTTACATTTGATCATACCGGTAATATAACTTTACCGACTAATATCTCGAGCATCAACTACGCCAACGGACAACCGTACGGAATCGATACTCCGGCGGGAACAAATACATCTATTCAGTTTAATAATGCAAATGTTTTTGGCGGCACTTCTAACTTTACATTTGATTTAAGTGATGGTTGGATGCGTGTTCCAGGTAATATTAGTTCTCTTAATACCATTGGGGCTCACGACTTTTTATCTTCTGGTGAGTTCATTGGTAATGTTCGTTCTCCAGGCGCAAACGGACAAGTATTATATAACCGTAGTGGTATAATTGGCGCATCTCCATATGATTTTAATTTTAATGAAGTAACACAAACCTTGTACGTCACTGTTGGTTCTTTTGCAGGACTAGCAAATGGAACCAATGCACTGTTTGTAGGGGCTCCCGGCTTTACTGACTTAGGTAGCGCCGTTATGGCCCAATTTACTGGAAACGTAAATGATTATAGCCAAATAAATTTCCAAAATATTAGTAATTCAGCGACGGCATCCGGAGATTTTATTATTACTTCTAACAACGGTGATGATACACATAACTTTATCAACTTAGGTATTGCTAGCAATAACTGGGACGGTTCACAAACAAATAGTTTAGGTACAGACGTAGGACCGAATGATGGATATTTGTATGTAAATAGCGCAAATTTAGTAATCGGTACTGCTATTGCTAATGGCAATGTCAACACATGGAAGTTTGATACTACTGGTAATTTGACTGCCGGTGGCAATCTTATTCCTAAAACATCTAATGTGTATAGTTTAGGTAATGCAACCAATCAATGGTCGGATCTTTACGTTAGTAATGCTACTATTTACATGAACAATGTTCCTATCGGTTTAACTGCAGGCAATGTTCTTACAGTTGATGGCAATGATGTTGTAACAACCAATGCTAACGGTCAGACTACTCTCGGAAATCTTTCTGTTGACGACAACAATATCTACAACACCAATGGTCAAGGCGTCGTAATCAGTAACTTTAGTTTCATAGCCGAAGCCGAAACTGCTTATGTTCAAATACCAGCTGGCAATAGCCCTAGCGATCTCAGTATTGTTCAAGAGCAAGGCAATGTTAGAATTGCAGCCGGCGGTGCTGACTGGACGTTTGACACTACCGGTAACCTTACTGCACCTGGCAATATCACAGCCAACATCATCACAGCCACTGAGTCAGCTGATCTTGGTTCGTTGAATTTCTATGCCTCGGTTATAAGCATGAACGATGATGTCTGGGACAATATTCTTATCTCTCCCAACGGTGAAAGTTACGCATATCTCTCAGTTCCAAAAAATTCTGTGGCCAACGTCCAAGATGTTCGACTACACAATGACGCAGGCAATGTAGAGATTGGCACCAACGGCGGCATTAATACATGGTTGTTTGATGGTACTGGTAACTTAAACTTGGCATCCGACGGTATGCTAGTAGGTGTCACAGCCAACAACAATGGTCATATTAACTGGGTAGGCAATAGTTCAGGCGACGGTTTTGGTTATACAACCATGAACTTAGTTCCAGACAATACTGTAAATGACAGTTATTTAATATTAGATCCAACTGCTCCTAATCATATTCATATTCGCGCAGGTGGCGTACAGGACAACTCCAGCTCACAGTTATTTCTAGGCGGCGAAAACAGCTACTTTAGTGTAGGATCGGGTTTAGACCCACAACTGTTTGTTACATCAAATGGAAATACTTGGGTATTTAATACTGATGGAAATTTACAGGTTCCGGGCAATATCAATGGCGACAACAATGCACCTTTAGTCATAGACGGTGGATCTTCGGGTGAAGGTTATATCAGTTTGCCAAGTTCCTCATTTGGCGGTGAGCAAATAGGTATAGTCAACAAATTTAGTTTAGGCAATGGTATTCGACTAGAAACCAATGGTGGCAATCTGTTCTTTGGCAACGACGGTAACTTAACATTACCGGGCAACACATTCAGTGTTAACTATGCCAACGGCACTCAGGTTAGTTTAGGTGGCAATTATAGTGATTCGAATGTTGCTTCATTTTTAGCAGCATTTGGTTCTAATAATATTTCTACTACAGGTAATATTACTTCTGGAAACTTTATTGGTGCTGGCACAAATGTAGACATTGTTGCTGGATCTTATGATTGGACATTTGACAACACAGGTAATTTAACACTACCCGGTAATTCATTCACAGTAAATTATGCCAATGGCACACAAGTTAGTTTAGGCGGAAATTACGGCAATTCTAATTTGGCCAATATTGGTAGCAATACAATTTCTACTACAGGAAATGTCTCAAGTGGTAATTTATTAGTCGGCGGATTAATTAGTGCCGCTGGAAATATCACAGGCGGTAATTTAATTACCACCGGCACATTCCAAAGTGCAAACATCGCATCATCTGGAAATATCACATCAGGTAATGCTTCTAACATTATTTTAGGTAATGCCACAAGTTACTTGAAACAAAATGCAAGTAATTCTAGTATTAATTTAAATGGATCAATCTCATTAACACCAGACACCGGAGCCAGTGCCCTTAATGGTGTACTCATTGGTGGCAATGGATATTTACTAGCCGCTAACGGTGCTAGAGTTTTAACACTAGTTGGTAATAATTCACTTACAGTAGCCGGTAATCTTTCATTAGGCGGTTCAACAGGTTATAGTAGATTGACCACGCTAGGCGAAACAGCCACTGGTGCAAATGCTATTGTTGCAGGTCAGAACCCAACTATATTAGGCAACAGTTCAGCAACATTTACAGCCAATGTCAACAACTATACACAGATCACATTCCAAAACAAGAGCACTGGCGCAGATGCCACAGCTGACTATATCCTAACCGCTGACAACGGCAACGACACAGTTAACTACAGTGACTTTGGTATTATTAATTCAGGCTATGACAACGGAACACCAACTAACAGTTTAGGTAATATTGTATTTGCTGCAGATACTTATTTGTACGCTCAAGGTAATATTAGCAACACCAGTCAATCGGGCGGTAATTTAGTAATCGGAACTACAGTTGCTGGAAAGACAGTTAAAATTTTTGCCGGCGGTAATACTGCTAGCGCCTTGGTTGCTAATATTAGTAATACTGGAATTAGCGTTGCAGGTAATGTCACAGCATCTAACTTTATCGGTAATATTAGCATCACTGGCAATATAACTGGTACTAGTGCCAATGTATCATTGGTAGCTGGCAGTTATACAGCAACTTTTGACAACACTGGTTACTTGACTCTGCCTGCCATAGGCGGTGATGAAGGCGGCGAACTACACTTAGGAATACCCGCAGCTAACACTACTTTGCAGGACACTGTAAAAATTGATGTGTACCAAAACCGAATCAGATTCTTTGAAGGCAGTGCTAATGCCAAAGGCGCCTACATTGACCTTGCTAACTGTGCCAATAGTGTATCAACAGCTATCGGATATCGAGATATACCACAAATTACATTTAGTGCTAATGCTACTGCGGCTGTTAATGCTGCAGGATGTCATTACTATTCAACTACAGCTGGTAACTTAGCCCTCACACTACCTGACAATAGTTCAGTGGCGTTCCCTACAGGTGCTACATTAACCATTGTGGTCAATGCCGCGGGCAATGTCTTGGTTAACCAAGCGGCGGGTGTTAGTTTGTATCAAGCCGGTAGTTCGACCACAGGAAATAGAGTAGTAGGAGCATATGGTTTAGCCACTGTTATGAAAGTAGCAGCTAACACCTGGGTGATCAGCGGCACAGGAGTTTATTAATGGCCGGTGCATTAGCGGCCATGGTGGGTCAACCGCCACAGATTATCACCAATGGATTACAGCTTTGGTTAGAGCCAGATCAATATTCTAGCTATCCAGGATCTGGTACTAGTGCCTACGATCTAAGCACTAATCGTTATACTACCACCTTAGTAAATGGTGTAACCTATTCCACAGCCCGGGCACCTAGTTTTGGCTTCAACGGCGCTACTAACTACAGATATATCGACACTGGACAGTATCTTAGTTCAGAAACATTTACACTAAGTTCTTGGTTCAAATCATCAACTACATCAACCTACCAAATGTTGTTTAGTAAAGAAACTACTGCCGGAACACCGTGGAATTATAGATTTTATCTAAATTTATCCGACGGTCGCTTAGTTGGCGATATCAATGGTAATTCAACTAGCACGTCAATCGTAAATAGCACCAATATGTGCGATGGGGTATGGCATAACGGAGTGTTTGTTCGTAGTGTAGCCGCAGATACACTATATCTTTACATTGATGGAGTATTAATAACATCAACCACTGACACCACTACCGGTCTTCTGGCCAACAATCAAAACTGCTGGATTGGAAAAAGTGCATTTACAGGAGGTGGGGCATCAGGAAGTTATCCAATGAATGGACAAATAGGACAATGTTTAATTTACAACACTGCACTTACAGCCGAACAGATTAAACAAAACTTTAATGCCATGCGTGGCGTTTACGGAGTTTAAATGATCATACAAGGTGTTGCGCTCAACGGAACAAGAGTCGTTGATGGATCAATTATTACCGACAATCTTGCCATTTGGATCGATGCCAACAACGCTTCAAGTTATCCTGGATCGGGCACTACTATAACTGACTTGTCAGGAAACAGTCGCACACAGAACTTATCTAATGCCGCTGCCTACACTGTATTAAGCGGAGTCAAATGTTTTGATTGTTCCGGTACATACATTATACGCACAGCAGTAGCATCGCCGACATTACCAACTACAGGGTTTACTTATATTGCCTGGGCTAGAATGATCTCTAGTTCAGCAACCTGGCGAACATTATTCAGGACTGGTCCGGCTGATCATCCACTAATAATAGAGTTGGGTTCTAATCGTTTAGGCATGTATGATAATACTGCTAATGCATTTTATCCTAGCGGATACAATGATGTGTCATCGTTGGCTAACACGTGGGCACAATGGGTAGTGACAGGTGATAGCGCAGGGCAGACATTTTATATTAACGGTCAGCAAGTAGGTACCACAGTGCAAACAGCAGCAGGAAATATTCATGACTGGACTGGTGGTGTAGGAACCCCCAACGGGCAACCGTTTGGTTATGTGGCTAACATGTTTCTCTACACTACCAAACTTACTCAAGAACAGATACAACAAAACTACTATGGTCTCAAAGGAGTGTTCGGAGTATGATTATTCAAGGTGTGACACTTAACGGTGTGACAGTAGTTGACGCTCCGGCTGTGACGTTAGGATTGGTCTATTATCTTGATATAGGTAATACTGCAAGTTATTCAGGTTCTGGCACAAGCATAACAGATATATCAGGACAAGGTCTGGGAGCTGCTACATTATATAATAGTCCTACATATACATCTAGCGGACAATCTAGTTATTTCACCTTCAACGGCTCTAATCAATATGTGTTTACTAGCAACTTAGTTTCAAAGTTTAACTCGCCTAGCAATCCTGCAACAACCTTAGAAATGTGGACTTATGTTCCCACTGATAATGGTGGCATGGTAGCTGAAAATGGTTCAGCGTCTTTAGATGGCGGCTGGTATGATAGTCAAATGGAAATCGACTCTGGCACTATGAATGTACGGATGTGGAATTTGTCGGCAGTAAGTGCTGGCACTTACAATCGCAGTACTTGGAATCAAACAGTAATGACCTATGACGGAACCACTGTTCGGAGTTATCTTAATGCTGTAGCTGGTGCAACAACTACAGGAACTAGACAAACACCCTGGGCCAATGGATTTAATCTTTACTATGGATTAATGGCTCCGTCGGCTACAAATCTTGGCGATGGAAGTTTTCTTGCTGGCCGTTGGGCAGTGTTTAAAGTATACAATCGAGCATTAACAGCCACCGAAGTCACACAAAATTTTAATGCTCTTAGAGGAAGATACGGATTATGATTATTCAAGGAACACGATTAGTAGGTGGGCGCTATCAAACGCCAGGATTAGTCACCAGTGGGCTGACCATGTGGTTAGATGCCAATAACCCTGCCAGTTATCCTGGTTCGGGCACTACCTGGGCAGATTTGTCAGGTAATGGTGCTGATCAAACATTAGTAAACTCACCTACATACGTCTCAGGATTACCTAGTTATTTTTCCTTTGACGGATTTACTCAATACAGCACAGGCTCCACTCCATATGTATTGCCACCTAACACCTACACCAAGATGGTATGGTTTCAAATTACTTTGGGCGCAGACAATAATATTGTTAGTAGTGATGCCGGCGGGCATTACATGTTCTTTTCTGGCACTTCTACACTATGGGCCGGCAATTCTAACATTCCTCCCTATGCCGGAGGCGGTGCGTTTGGCAGTTCAACTAATTTTAATTCAGGAACTTGGTATTGCGCTACAGTAGTATTTTCAGATCCACAGATATCTCTTTATGTGAATGGTGTGCTGGATCAGTTTGATCCTACCTATAGTGCCGGTGGTCATGGAGGAGATGGGTCCGTTAATTTAGGTTGCTTCGCACCAGGAGGCAATTTGCTTAACGGCAATATCGCCGAAGTTTATTGCTATTCAGGAGCATTATCAGCCCAACAAGTGCTACAGAACTACAACGCAACCAAAGCCAAATACGGTTATTGAACTTTAAGTGCTTGAATATGTTTGCACTCACCCTTTTGCCACTTTGATGCGGGGCAAGTACAACTCCAAGTTCCGTTATCGTCGGTCACAGTGTAGATAGCACCTCGACTACCGGGCACTTTGTATTCTTTGCCTACAATAACTTCTGGTTCTTCCTCCTCAATTCGAAAACCCCAAGTGTTATCTACTTCTTTAAACTTACGACCTTTACTGTAAAACTTGTAGGGCTTAGTGAAGTTTTGAACTATGCCCTTGCTATTAACATAGCCATACATTTTTTCTTTTGAATCGTTGAGAAAATACACATGGTTAGGAACACAATATTCTGGATCCCATTCAGTGACTTCTTGAAATGTTTTCATAATATATTATCGTAAATGTAAACAGTAAAGGCACGGGCATCTTGTTTTAAGGTATCATGTTGCGGACGATGCGGACCACGATAACGAATACGGAAGTTATACCCTAATCGCTTTAATCCTGAACGAACTGTATCGACATGATCAATAGGAACCATATTCAAACGTGGATATTGACTAACAACATTGAATAAGTTGGAGTCACCCGAGATAAAACTTTCTACTTTTATTTCGTTCATATTTTTTTCTGTAATGTAGCTAATGTTAAATGTTGTGGTAATGTTTCGCTCAATATCAAACAATCTTGCGGATGAGCAATATGACGGCAAGTGTAATACTTTCTTTCTCCGTTGTGCTCATACGAGTTAGTAAATGTCATTTTAACACGTTTGGCCGTTAACTTGGTTATTGTACCAACCCAAACACCTCGATAGTGATACGAAGTAAATGCCACATAATTTCCCACCTGTATAGGTTGCCCTAAACGATCTGTGTGTTCGTAAGCGACCGGAGTCTTCATACTTCGCAAACTTCCCAGGCCAAGAAGCGACGTTCAAGTTCGGCTTCATACTGATTCAACATGTTTTGGTAGTTGACACCACGTGGCTCGAAACTGGAGTAATACTCAATTTTTTCAAGCAATTCTTTAAGAGGTATAGTTTTAAAGTCCATTAACCGCTCCTTATCTTGACAAGTTAATAACACGACCCTGGTATTCGTTAAAACTAACACGCCAAGGAACAAAAATTTCAATACCAACACGACCTTTATCTTCAGAATCTGACCACGAATCACGAGTGACACGAATTTTGTATGCTTGGAAACCTTGGGTAGTGTCACAACGATCTAACACTTCACCTTCAACAAAACAATCCTCACGACCAACCATTGGTTTGAAGTCATATGCACGGATAATGTCTTTAACTTGAACTTCCATTTTCAGCTCCTTTTTATTAACTATACATACATTATAGCCGAAATGGAGATTCTGGTCAACCGTTGTATTTTTGCAACACTTTTAGGGCCCGATTTACGCTACTTTGCCAACTAAAAGCCGTGCGTATTATGTCGCTATTTTGCACAGCACGTTCTTTTATAATAGAAAAATTATTGTATGCTGATCGCATGAACTCTCGTAAATGAGCTATATCTACTTGCGCCCACTGTCCGCAATCACCCGGATATGCTTTTTTGAAATCTGGACAATCAACTGGAACTAGTTTGAATCCAACCGACATTACACTGGATAGAATATGTTGCAAATATTCTGTATGACCAGAATGCATTACAGTTATAATTGGTAATCCTGATGCGGCGGCCTCAATCAACGGCAATCCCCAGGCTTCGCCTTTAGTAGGAAAAACAAACACATCACTTGACCGATATAAGTCCGCCATGTTTTCGTGATTGCCCCAGTAAACTGTTAAATTATCCAAGTTGAAACTATCGCAAAACTGTTTGAGTTCTTCTAAGTGAGCTGGATCATCACTATAGTGTCCAGTTTTAACAAATAATTCAACTTTGTTGTTATTACCGAACTCTTCAGCAAATGCTTCGATAGTTTCGCGTATGCTTTTACGACCTTCAAACTTACCAATAGTTAAAAATCTAAATGGACGCTGGATATTGTCAAATCTATACGGATTAAACAAGTTTGGATCTACCCCTTCCGGAACTACAGTAGATTCAATTCCGTGCTGTTTTAATATTTCTTGCCCCCAAGTGCTTGGCACCCACACAGCATCTGCGGGTTGTAAAACTTTGAGTATATGATCGGCAATACAATCCGTTTCAAACACAATATATTGGATTATTTTACCCTTAAAAAACTCATGTATATTGCCTGCTATAAAACAAATGTTTATATCAGAATCTTGGCTTGAGCCTATAGCACGATCAACAGAGTTTTGATCCATAAAATCTATTTCTTCTACTGTTAGTCCATAGATCCTTTTAAGATGATCACAAAAATTGGCATAGTGAATACCTATGCCAAGATTGTTTCGTTGCCCTATTACTCTTATTCTCATGCAGTTAATTATCGATCATTATCCCGGACTTAGGACTTATTGGTGTGCCCTGATCAACAGCCGGGTTTGGAGTATCATATGGAATGATTCTTATGCAGCCATCTGTGCTTCGTATTGGGCCATTAATCTTTTGTTTGCTTCACGACGTTCTTTAGCAGTACCGTGTTCGTTAACAACTTTAACCTTGGCACCTACTAACTGAACCATGGCAGAGTTAGGCACAGAAACTTTGACAACCTTTGCAGACCGTTTGAACGGGTTTTCGTCTCGAGCATTTTGCACAAAGAAATCTACTGCAGCCGCATCTTTACTCTTGTAATCCATGGCCAACAACTGCTTGGCAGCTTCAGACTTGGTTGCTACAGGCTTAGGCAACAGAATCATATGTACCGCTTCACCAAATGCCACTAATTGATGCACACGATTTTCGTTTGTAGCAGTACGAAACTTCCAAGTGCCATCTTTAAGAATTGAATAACCTGCGTATTGAATTTGTTTCATTTTAGCTCCGTTTTGTTTACTATTTTAATAGTATAGCAAATCGGGCATTTTTGGTCAACCGTTGTTTTTTTACAACAAAAAGTCCACTAAATTGCTTAGGGGATTTCCAACATTTTTTTGATTGCTAATTAAACGGGTTAGACCCGGGCCATTGCGCTCAATTAATGCTTTTGAAATATCGCTGTTCATAATTTGTGTTAATTGTATATCTAACGGTAAACGAAGTAATATTTTAAAAATTTCTAAGTCGCGTAAAGGTGTAAATGTTAGTGTATTGCCTAGATGCCAATGTTGCCAATCATTAGCAATGATATTACACATGTTCCATAATAACATTTCTTGATCCCAACCTGGATCTATTGTTTGCTCTTTAAATATTCTATAATTTTGTGGTTTACGAAAATATTTTTCATGCAGACAACCTTGCCATTCTGGTAAAGTTAACATATCAACTATGTACATCTTGTTAAATTTTAATAGCATGTCTGATGTAGTGGGACTACGCAACATAAATTCATCGCCCGGAGTTCCTGAAGTTAAAATACAAGGTTCAGTCCAGTGGTGAATTTGCCCATAACCCCAAAAACGTTCTTTAAGAGTTCCTGAATTCATCAACCAGAAACGATCATAGTCAATATGTTGATATTTAACTAATTCATAATTGTCAGTGAATCGTTGTAGATAACTGTAAACTAATAAACTATCTACACCACCACTAAGAAATGCTTTGATTGGCAGTGTATTGTGCTGTAAAAAACCTTGCACACGTTCTGAAAGAATAGAATCAATTTGATCCAGTGCGTCATCTAATGTTATAGGATTAAGATTAATGTTTCCTATTAGATTAAAATGTTGTTGTGTGACTCGTAGATTTTGATCAATAGTAATCACACTGTCTGCCCAAACTGTCCATGCCTGTGACAATAAATTAGTAATTTCTTCATTGTCGGTCACGTAGATGGGAAAACTACGATACCGATCAGTTTTAATTTGAACAGTATTAGTTGCTGGATCAAAAACTATAGCACAAAAATTTCCACGTAATTCCGGTTCTTGCTGTTGCACAATAGTTGGCAATAAAGTTTCCATTGTGCCTACGTCAGCATACCCTTTATATAAAACTAAATGGTCGCCAACTGAACCTTGGTGCCAACCTGCGTCGGTATAGATATTAAATGAACCTAAACGATAATTATTGTTAAAATTATCTTTTACTTCCCTGGTTATCGAAAAAAACATTAATCTCTCTTAGTTATAATCTTGTCTACAAGTCCGTAAGCCAGTGCTTCTTCAGCTGACATAAAATAATCACGTTCCATGTCAGCGGCCAACTGCTCGTAAGTTTTGCCAGCAGTATTATGCTTGGCGTAAATCTCTGTCAAGTACTTCTTCATCTTTAAGATTTCTTGTGCTTGAATTTGAATATCTGTTGCTTGACCTTGTGCGCCACCCGATGGTTGATGAATCATATGACGTGCATACGGTAGTATATAACGCTTACCCGGAGCTCCGGCTTGTGCTAATAAACTGCCCATTGAGCAGGCTTGGCCCATAACAATAGTGCTTATGTCGGGTTTGACAAATTGCATAGTATCATATATAGACATGCCAGCAGTGACACTTCCACCAGGACTATTAATATAGAATAGTATGTCTCTTTCAGGATCTTCAGCCTCTAAAAATAAGATTTGCGCTACGATTAAACTAGCCGAATGACTGTTTACATCTGTATCCAGCATAACAATGCGGTCGCGCAACAATCTACTGTATATATCGTAGCTACGTTCGCCTTTACTAGTTTGTTCTACTACAATAGGTACTAAATTTGGCATAGGTTCTCCTGTTTATTTGATAAGTATAACATAACCTTAAAGAAAATACAAATGCGTGATATTCTAAACTTACTCGAAAACATCCTTGACGAAGCTTCTACACTGGCTGCTGGAGAATTAAACAAGGATCAAAATCGTTTTAATAAATTTATTCAATATATTCAAAACGGCACACCTTTTCAAACTGCTGACGGAAAAGAAGTCATTGTTGATCCTACTGAAGCTGATCGTTTTTTAGAATTAAAACAAGCAGGTAAATTTAAAGGTACGCTAAAAGCCAAAGGCACGGATAATATGATGTATCCGTTGAGTCATTTTGCTAAAACAGCAGACTTTGGAGGTCACGCTGCCAAAGCCGGCGACACTGAACAAACTATGGGAAAAGAAGCAGTATTAGTTAAACCCGGTCAAATTCAAATTACTGATAAAAATATTCCTGCTGATACACTTGGCTCTGCAATTATTAATAATCCAATACTAAAAAGTACACCGTATGGTCAGGCAGTAATTGAGTGTGCTAAACAAATCATGGCCGGACAACCTGCAATTTTGCCAAATGAAGTATTGTCTAATGCCAAAGTTGGAACAGCTATACGCGACTACGCTACAGAATACCTAGGGGTCCTTGCATTAGTATATAATCAAACAGACTTTCCAAGCCGTGATGCATTTTTAAAGTGGCTTGGCGGCAGTATGAACAGTATTATTCTAAACTTTCCAAGTAAAGCCAATAATCCATTAGCTGATAGTTATGCTCGTTTTGAAAATCCAGCAACTAATCACGAAATCAATATTAGTAGTAAAGGCAAAGGCGGTGGCGCTGCTCCTGCTATTAGTAAATTACAAATTCCAGATGCATTGTATAAAAAGAAACAATACAAAAATGCTTTAGAGTTTATTGATATTTGTAAAACTGGACCCGTGGTATTCCAGCCATTTGATGCCATGGACTTAATCAACCAACTTAGTCCAAGTCATATTCCACAAAAGTTCCGTCAATTCTTACCATTTACCGACGAAATTAAAACTAAAGCTGTGAACAGTCTTAAAAATAAAACCCCATTGCCAGAATATCAAAATTTATGGGCTGATATTAACTTTAAAAAAGAAGGCGCCACCGACGGTGGTAAACTTATCTATGCACTTAAGAATGGTGTTGTTGAAGCTATCAATGGTGGTGCAATTCCACAAATGCAAGCAGTTATTTTAGAAATATTAGATTATAACTTTGTTCAACAGTATTCAGATTTAAAAAAGAACACCCTAGTATTTCATACACAATGGCCAGCTAAACTAGATGGGCATGTAGTTATGTCACATAAGTCTAGTGCTATTGAACCAAGTAGTGGTGGATTCAGTTTTAAACTAGGACCTAAACAAGTCACTACCGAAGAACTTGTACCAGCGGCTCCAGAAGTTGTTCCACAACGTCCTAAGAATAATATTGCCAAATACGGTCGCCCGTTCCAGCGTTATTGATTATTTTTTAAGATCTGAGATGTAGTCGCAGATGCCAAGATCAAAGGCTTCGCCTGCACTGAGATACATGTCTGACGCTGGCAACAACTTGGTCAAAATAGTTTCATCATCTAAGCCAGTGGCTTCTCTGTAGTGCTCTAGCATACGCTGATGAACTAGTGTGTATTCTTTGTGCAACGCAAACAATTCGTGATGCTTGCCTTCACCGTAGTCTGAATATTGATGACTAAGGATACTAGTGTTTGGTGTTAAGATTCTGCGCCCTTTGTGTCCGGCTAAGAACAACATGAGTCCACAACTGGCTATGCAACCTAAGCCTACAGTTTTAATTGGAATGCTAGACGCTTTCATTACGTCAATGAGTGCAAAGGCTTCTTCGACTTGGCCGCCGCGTGAGCAGATCATCAACAGCAATTCTTTTTTCTTTTTCTTTACTACGTGATTCTCAACAAGGATCCATTCAATGATAGGCTTGATAGTTTCTGCATCAACATCATCCATGAAAACATACATGCCATGATCTTGCAAGAGCTTCGACGGTTCTTTTTCAGAGTTATCTATTTCGGGTGCGGTTGCCATACATTCTCAACAATATTATTAACTGCGTATATTATAACACAGTAAACGGATACTATTACTTATGACAGAGCAAACTTGTACTAAATTACTAGTTCTGAAGCACTACATCTACTTCTATTCTGCGAGTTTGAGCAACTATAGCAGAATTTACCGAAATTTGGGCACTAGTCCAAATGGGTTGACTACCATTTATTAGCATTTGATAAGGTGCTTTGGGCCATTGCAAATTTAAACGAGAATAATTGCTCCTATTGCCCACATCAACAAATACCGGAACTCCTGCATAAACACTACTATGACTTAGTGCTGGCG